ATCGCGACGGCCGTCGAGCGCGGCATCTCTTTCATCGGCCCCATGTATCCGTACGCGCGCGCTTCGGCGGCCGTCACGCCCCACATGGTTCCTTCGAGCTTCCCGAGATACCAATTACCGCGATCATTCGGATCGTTCGAGAACCCGCCTTCGCGCCCGATCAGCGCGTCAATCTTTGACGTAACGTTCATTGCTTCCCTCCCCGGCTCACCGCCTGCTCCAGTAAATCGATGCGTTGCTGCTGCAGTCGGTTGAGCGCATCGCCCTCGTTGACGTGCGTGAAGACCCAGACGATCGAACCGACCAGAAAGGTCTGCACCACACCGAGACACACACCGAGCACCCACATCGCACCCGTTGCCTTGTTCTTCATCGCGTCGACCTTCCGGTCGACGTCAGCGATCTCGTCCGCCAGCTCGCCGCGAGCGCGCTCTTCCGATCGCGAACGGCTCCAGAGCAGCCCGACGTCGTCGCGCATCGTTTCCGCCCGCACCGCCATCTCTGCAAGCCGCCGGTCGAGATCCGCGAACGGCTGCACCGATCGCTTGATGTCCTCGACGCTCGCCGCGACTGCGCGCATCTGCTGCGTCAACGTCGCGATCTGGACGGCCAACCCCTCCTGCTTTTCCTCACCCATCAAACCCCCGCTGAAATAAAAAAAAGCCGCCCGAGTTGCCTCGAAGCGGCTGCCGATATCGACGCTTGCGTGAACGACTACGAAGGCGCCGGCACCACCAGAGTGATTTTCTTGCCCGACTTCTTCTTGTGCCCGACCTTCGCCTTCCCCTTGTTCCCTCCGTTCAATGAGACGACCGTGATCCACCCGCGCGACGCGAACGTGTGTTCGACCGACTCGATCAGAAACTCGCCGTCTACACCGGTCTTGAACCCCTTCAACGCAACCGTCTTTTCCGCCGACAGATCTGCGCGGCCGCGCATCGTCAGCCGGCTCGTCGACGTATGGCGGTTGAGCGTCGCCAGTCGCGACGTCGCACCGGCCTTCGCGGCTTCCGGGCTGGCGAACGTATGGCGTTCGGTATGCACCGCGGACGCACCTGGCGGGGCATCCGGATTCGGGATCGTCAGATCGATCTTCTTCCCCGTCTTGCGGTCGTGCACCTTCGTGCGAACGGCTGCAAAGCTCGCGCGATCCGGGAAATTGATGTCGTAGTCGAGCAGATCGCCCGGCGTGAGCGTTACGATCGGCAGCGGCTTGCCGCTCGCGCTCTTACCAGCGCCGCGAGGCAGCACGATCAGCTTGCCGGCCTTGACCGTCGCCGTCGCACCGTACAGACGAGCAACGCGCGTGATGAAGTGCAGATCGCTTTCGCCAAACTGGTCGATACGTGGCACGACGACATCGACGTCGCACGCGGCCGACCACTTGTTACGACGCGCGACGTCGCCGACGATGTCGGCCAGCTTCGCATTTGACCAGCTCCCGTTTCGCTGCGTCTTCGACGTCGCGCGCATGTTCGCCGGCTTGCCCTTGATCACGACGCTGGCCGGCGGCCCCCGTACACCGACCTCGTCGACGGCATACTCGCCGAGCATCGACAGCCCCTGTCCGTCCCATCCGATCGACACCTTCAACGTCGCGCCTTTCGGCGGAAACTCGATGCGGCCGTCTCGATCGTCGAGCGTGATCGTGCATTCATCTGCGTCTAGACCGGGTTTGTCAATCGCCCGAATCTCGAGCACGCGATCCTGAATGACCTTGGTCACGTCCGAGCCGTTCGCGACGACCTGAAAGATCGCTTCCATCGCCTCCCCCTATGTCCAGAGCTGGACCGATTCAACACGCGGCGCATCGAGATCCGGCATCAGGATCTCGACGCCGGACGGGAACGGTTGCGGTCGATTCGCCAGCCCCGGGTTCGCGTCATAGACCGCCTCGACGGTGCCCTGCAGCGTTCCATAGAAGCGATGGCAAAGCGTGTCGAGCACGTCACCTTCAGACGTTCTTAAAGTCTTCGCCATAGCGGCCGAACTCCACCGAGAATGTTTGTTTGCGCGGCATGCCATCGGCGAGCAGCGCGTCCTGCTCCTCCTCGATCGCCTGCAACAGCCAGCGGCCGAGCACTTCGCCGTCGCCGGTCGTGAGCTGCACGGGCTTCATCCGGCCGCCGATCGCTCGCAAGCGTGTGATCTGCTTCGTGCCAGCCCCGAGTGCGGGGAATACGACACCCGACAGCGTGATCGTCTCGCCCCCTTCGCTGACAGGCTGCAGCGCCTCCTGACGGTTCAGGCGCTCCTGCGACGCCACGCGATACCGCGTCGCCCGCCGCAGCTTGTCGTGAGCGGCCGTCGACAGGTTGAAGTGGAACGCGTCGCCGGCATCGGTCGTCATCGTCATCAGGTGCGGCGTGCTCGACGAGGCTCCGTCGACCAAACCCGACAGCATCGAGCCGACACCCGTCGACTTGATCACATCGAGCACCGCCGAATCCTTCAGGCCGACCGCCGCGTTGAACTGATTCCATGCCCCGCCCAATGCAGACTTCACGCTGTCGGCGGCAGCCCGCACTAGGGGGAAATTCGATCCGTCGACGGCCTTCAGAATCGAGCCGATCGACGCCTGCGTCGCGTTGAAGCTGCGCAAGACAGCACCGACCTGCGGAAACAGATCCGACGCCACCGACAGCGCGCTCGTCGCGCCCGTCAGCAGCTCGGCTGCGCTGCTCAGGTTGCCGGTTGCAAGACGCTGCAGCACGTCGATCGTCGCCATGCTTGCCGCACGGTTTCGATCGAATATTCGGACCATCTGCCGCACCCGCTCCGTCGCGATCCCGGCCTGCGTTGCCGCCCCCGTGATCTGTCGAATCACGTCCATAGCACCTCCCTTACAGATGTGGCGAATCGAACATTGCCGTTCGACTATTCGCCTTGCGCTGCTGCTCCTCCATCATCCGCGTCAACTGCGGACTGACCTGCGCGAGGAATTTGTTAGCCATCTCGGTATCGTTCGCTTCGATCTTCACGTTGAAGACCGGCGCGAACGTGTTCGTTTGATCGATACGCGGGCCGAAGCGGGCATCTGCCGCCGGAGTCTCTGCGGCCTTCGATGCATTGGCGACCGCTTCGGCATTCGCGGGCGTCTCGTCAGGCTTATGGTTCAGGAACTTGCTCGCGAGGGCGCTCAATGCCTTGTCGCCGACGAACGTCCCGAGTGCCCCGCCAAGCACGCCGACGACGGCCGATCCGATCGGCCCGCCGAGCGCCCCGATCGTCGCCCCAACCTTCGCGCCGATCACGCCCCCTGCGAGACTGCCCGCGATCCCGGCGAAGCGAGTCGCCTTCTTCTCGTTCGTATCCGTGCTCGACGCGACGGCGTACGCTTCGCGAGCAGCCAGACCAAACTTCAGCACGGTCCCCGCCACGGCCAGCTTCCCGGCCCACGGCGCAACTCGACCGAACAAAGCACGTCCCGCGTTGAAGATCCGCCCGATCCTCCCGATTCGCCCCACCCGAGCCCGACGCGCAGCTCGACGCGCGGCTCGCCCCCCACCCCCCAGGTCGCCAAGCCCGCCACCATCGAAGCCACCGCCGGGCATGTTCACGACGAACACGCGCTGCACGCCACCAGAGGCGCCAGCGGCACCGCCGAGCGCGTCCAACGCCCGCCCGACCGCCCCGCCCGCAGCCCCCGCCCTCCCTGCGGCCCCGCGACCACCACCACGCGCCAGCAACGTGCCCCGCGCGATATCGAACAAGCCGCGCCCGATGCCCCAAAGTGCCTTTGCTCCGCGCACCGCGAGAGCCGTGCCGGCAATGCCGACGACAGCAGCCGTCGTCTTCGGAGCGCTATCGGCTGCGGACTGGATACCGCTCCCGGCCCCCTTCGTAGCCTCGCCAACGCGATCCGTGATCGGACGCAGAGCGTCGCCGATGCTGCGCATCGCGTCGTCCCATTGCTGCCCGACCTCGCCCCAAACCTGTTTGGACGTCTCGCGACGGTCCTCCAGATCCTTCTGGATCTCGCCGCTCGCCTGCTGCGCGTTGCGCTTCAGGCTCGAATACAGCTCGGCGTTCTGCATGTAAGCCGTCAGCGCCGCCTTGACCTGCATGTCGTTGAACAGGTCGCCGGTCTTCATCGTGTCGGCAAACGCAGCCATCTGCGTCTGACGCTTGGCCGGGTCCATTTCCGAATTGAATTGCTTGGCAGCCGCTGCGAGCTGCTTCGCCTTGGCCGGGTCGACACGCTCGATGTACGCGCGGGCGAGCACGAATGAAGCCTCCAGCGTCGACCAGCCCTTGCCGATCGCCTCGCGCATCTTTGCCTGATAGTCGACGCCTGCCTTCTCATAGTTGCGTTCCGTCTCGCCCGAACCGATCTTCGAGAACCAGTTTTTCAGGTTGTTCGCCGCTTCGTCGGAACTGCCGGCTGTTTTCATCTGCACCTGGAGCATTGCTCCGAGCTGCGTCACCGAGTCCTGCCCCGTGATGCCGATCTTCTTCATCTCGGCGAGCAGCACCGGGAACCATCGCGCCATGTCGACGGACTCGAACGATCCTTCCTTGCCGAGATACGCGATCGCTTCGAGTGCCTTCGACATCTGGCGCGGGTCGACGATCTCCGCGTTTTGCTGCAGCGCTTGGATCATCTTCGCAGTCTCGACCGACGTCGCCCCTTGGCCGATCGAGAATTTCGCGACCAGCGGCGCGAAGTTGAGCGCCTTACCGAGATCCATACCTCCCGCAACCATCTGGTTCACGGCGTCGGCAAGCTCGTTGCGACCGATACCGTTCGCTCCAGCGTCGCGCCGAATACGCGCGCCCATCGCAGCCTCTTCCTGCGTGCGCGCGATGCCGGCCTTAATCGCGATGTCGCGAATGATCGCCTGATAGTTGGCCGAGATCGTCGCCGGCACCGCGACGGCTGCCGTTAGCTTCATCGCGTCGCCGATCACGCCACGCCCGGCCTCTTGTCCGGCTGCCAGCCGCGCACGGCCGGACGCCTGCAGATCCAACCCCCGAGCCGTCCGGCCGAGCTGCGCGTATGCGCGATCGAGCCGGCTGACCTCGATGCCCGCGTCTCGCAGCGCCTTCAGATTGCTTTCGAGCTTGCGACGGATGCCATCCGCCGCGCTGTCGCCCGCCAAATGCAACCGGCGGAACTCTTCCTGCAGGCGCATCGTCTCGCCGACCTGCCGCTGCCAGAGCCGCGAGTCGTTCGCCCGCTTCTTCATCGCGTCGATCTTCGACGACGTGTCGGCGATCGCCTTCCCGAACGTCGCCGACACGGCCCCGCCGATAACGATGCCAAGCGCTAAGTCTTTCGCCATCCCGGCCCCCTCAATCCGTCAGCCACCAGAGCATGTCGTCGATCGTCATCTCGTCGATGGACGTCGGCGACATGCCGTATTCACGCACCAGCCGCTTCGCCAGTGCTTTGAGCGTCTTTCTGTCCACCCTTGCGTACGGATCGAAAGGAGTAATAGGCGTCCTGCACGCGCTCGTAATCGGCCATATCCATCTCTTCGATGTCGTCCGGCGCAACTTCAGCAAGCGTCGCGAACAGGATCAGCTCCTGTTGCTCGGTATCGTTCGGTGCGAGCTTCTGCGCACCGCGCATATCACGCACCTTCGGCCGGCGCATCGTGAATTTGTCGCACTCCACGCCGTTGAGTTTGATCGGATAGACGAGCGGGACAGTGACCTTTTCCATTGCGGTTCCTGAAAAGAAAAATGGCGAGCCGTCGGCTCGCCATTGATTGAATAAAGTAGCTTTGCTGCGTGTTCGTCGAATGACGAACGCGAGACACTTACATGCCGAGTCCCTTACGAACTTCGGCAAGCTGATCAACACCGTTGATCACGCGCTTGCACGCGAGAATATCGATCTCGTGCACGATCGCCCCAGCGACTTCCAGCTTGTAGTAATCGCACGACACGCTGAATTTCGCTTCGACCTTGTCGCCGGGCTTCCAGTCGCCCGGATCGACTTCATACAGCATGCCGCGCAGATAGACTGCGACGCTTTTCGTCTTGCCGCTACGGTCCATGAACACCGAGCGGAAAACGCCGTTGAACGCGCCTTGATCGACCAGACCGAAAAAGCGCAACACCTCGTATTCCATCGTCGACATGGCGAACGACGCATCGAGCGCTTCCATCCCCTGATCGACCTTGATCGGCGCGTCCATCCCACCCGCCCGGTGGTCGTCCGTCTTGATCTTCAGCTTCGGCGGCGTCATGCTCGTCGCACGCCCCGCGTAACTACGACCATCGACGAACGTATTGCAGTTGTACAGAGTTTCCGGAATCATCGCTGCCCCTTAGGTCTGGTTGTCGAGCACTTCGGTCAGCCACTGGTTCGTGACCTCGAAGCGGAAAATCGGGTTTTCGGCCGGCGGGACATCCGTGAATCGGATGTTCCAGTACACCTTGCCGTCTTC